AATCAACTTGAACAAGTGAAACATATTAACACCAATAATGATCTTCTCCTTCTTGCATTCATAGAACTCAAAGTTGTGGGCGTCCAAAAACAAATGCGCTAAAATAGTATGAGACTTGTCCATGTTGATGATACGAATGCCATCGGGCTGAAAACAGATATTTGTCTCCAATAAAATATCCTTTAGCGCGGTCATTAAAGTACGAAACGGGGCGATTTGCACGGTCTTGATAGTTAACACATTGTTGGTTGTCGAGGAATTTAACGCGTAATTGCTCATTATGAGTTATTTTACGCAAATCTTTAAATCGTTTCTAAAGATTTACACATTTTTACATTTCAAACGCAGATTATACTTTTTTCCAAGAACAAATATTATTTTTATTTGGTTTAGATATATAATTTTGTCCATCATTGCCAACCATTGTTTTATTACAATTTTCGTTTGCTGGATATGGTGGCGATTTTCTATTTTGATATTTTTTTAGTGTTTTGCTGTGTTGGTTTATAGCATTTTTACCAGAAACATTTTTAATTTTTTCAGTTATCATTTTACGTTGTGTTTTGTTTAATGCTAAAGGATTCGTTTTGGTTTTTAATGCATATTTTATATTACGTATCCAACTTGTTTTACAAGTTTTATTACACGTTCCTTTGCCTATTGACGACAATATTTTCATAGCTCCATTATAATTCCTAATAAACGGCATATATAATATTGAAATATATAATATTTCTATAATATTTTGGCATCTCAATTTTGAAAAGATGTAAACGCTGCGCGCGGAAATATATCGCCTAAATGCGCTATAGACTATTGAACAACAATATAAAAAGTGTTTGCTATGTATATGATACACGATGGAAGAAAAATGCATCGAGACAATCAAAAACTTGTGTAAAAAATACGAGGGAAATCCCTACATGCTACAGCGAATAGACGCTCATATTAATACATCTTTGGAGGCAACTTTACAAAATGAAGAGCAAAATCGCGAGAAGCGCATCGTTCGCACAAATACGCTAACCCACGAACAGCAAATCTTTATTCAGGTTTTTCTCAGCAAGAATAATTACTTCTATCTTGCTCATAATAATTGCTTTTATGAATACGATTGCAACCATTACAATGTCGTGAAGGAGGATGACATTTTGCATAAATTGCTTACAACTATCTCTCAAGATAGAGTTCTTCAGGATTGGAAATACAAAACCAAAAACAACATTATAAAACAAATCAAAGAGAGAAATCTCCTTCAGTCTGTACCCAATTCCGCTACTATTCAAGCTGTTCTAAAGGTTCTACACCCTGCATGGTTCCCATCCAAAGACCACGCAAAACATTTTCTTACCATGTTGGGCGATAATATAATGAAAAAGAATCAAGACGTAAATTATTTTGTATACGGCAAGGCGAAACAGCTGGTCGCGTTAATTGATACAACCGCGTATATTACTATTGGTTGTGCAAACGTCACACGCAATTTTATCAAATACCACGAATCGCATCAATATGCAAATAGCAGACTTCTCCATATGAATGACGTTAACGAATCTAACTTGGATGCAAATATTGGGCTAGACATGTTGTGCGTTGCAACCCACTATTCAAATCGCTATGAGAATGCAGACGGATATCTGCGAACAAAAGCTGGCGATAGTTTGAAGAAGTATGTTATGTTTTTGAAAAATAACACGCAAGAATCAATCGTAGATGCTTTTTGCGCCGAAATGCTAGATATTCCGTCAGAGACTAGTCATGCAGACGAGAACAAAACATACCAAATAAAATGGAAACATATGCATTATCTTTGGAAAATGCACCACTCCAATTTGTTCTTACCCAACATGATGTATTTGAACGCCTTTAAACAACTTCTCTCTGCGAAGTTTGAATACAGCGAGGCGTCGGACTCTTTCCTCAATGTCACCAGTAAACATTTGCCGTTGATACGTAGCTTTATTGAATTTTGGGAGCAAAACATGGTGGTTGACTTAGGCAACGAGCTAGAGATAGACGAAATTTGCGTCTTGTTTAAAAGCGCGAATAGCCATCTTCCTGAAAACGAGGTCCTAAAAATATTGAAACACTTCTTTCCCAATGTTGAATTGATGGATGATAAATATGCATTGAATATTTCATGCGTAAAATGGGACAAGAAGGCGGATATTCGGTCTGCATTGATTTCAATGAAGGAAGAGTATCGCGCAAAAAACGAAGGGCTACTCATATCATTTGATGTAGCGTATACGTTTTATTGTAATTTGTTTTCAAGCAAGCACATAGTAAGCAAAAACTACTTTGAAAAATATGTATATAATAACATGAGCGAATTTGTTGCATTTGATGCGTTTATCACAAGCGAATGGTATTGTTGCGGGTGTTAGATGTTTTTGGTTTGTTCTAAATTTATATAAAATAAAATTACATAAATTTACATATTAATGTGTAAAGAATTTAACGGCGGCTTTTGCGACTTCGGCGCATGCGACGAGTGCGACGACGACGGCCACCTCCATTCGGATTAACACCTCCACGACGGCTACGTCCGCGACGACTCATGCGGCGACGACGACGTCCTCCCGACATACCAGCAGCAAACTGAACGTCTGTGCTGGGTTCCATACCTGTTCCTTGACCATCATAATTTGCCGGCGACAATGAATAATTAACACCTGATCCTCCACGCATTATAAAATAACGCGAGAAAATAATTTATAATTTGAATGTTTCTAAATGAAATAATAAAATTATAAATATTTAAGTGTGTATATATTTAACGATATCTGCGACGACGAGTCTTCTTGCGTTTTCCACCGGACATACCAGCCTCAGTTTGAACTGCATTACCACTTGTTGGAACACCTTCTCCATCGTATGGGGAAGGCTCCAAATTATATCTAATGCCGCTGATTCCACCTCGTTGTTTCCTAGATTTGCCCATCTTACCTATCTTAACATAGCCAAACTTGCCCTTTCGGGTTCCATAGCCAGCCTTTACCAAACGATTCTCGCGCTTTGCGCTAAAATGCTTGGACTTGCTTACTATACGTCCATTTTTGGTGCGGAAAAGTTTTTCCTTGGTTAATCCTCCAGAAGTGTGATGTGCGGTGCCATTCATGACTTGTACGCGCGAACCAATTACCATATCATATTTTCCTCTAGCAGCTCTAGAAAGACGAGTCATTATAAAATAACACAAGAAAATAAAAGAAAATCTGGCTAAATATCAACAAAGATAATTACGCGACCCTGTCTAAAACCGATTTCTTATTGGAGGCAATATGCCTCCTGGCTGTCCTTGACGCATTCCCATCTCATCTGCATTTAAAACAAATCTGGTTTGGCCCTTGGCTGCCGCCCCCAAACCCAGCCATTGCCCCCTGCGCATGGCCCCCGATAAAGCGCCTACATGTCTTCCCCCTAATGTCCCCGGCAGTTTCTTTTGAATATTGCAATTCTCATTTTTAAATTGTTTATATAATTGCTCTTGGGTTGGATAATATAAACCCTTAATTTTGGGAACGGGGCAAATTTGAAGTATATTTGTAGTCCCATTTGCACTAAGTGCTATATTCTCACAATAAGTATCCATGTTAGCCATATATTATAACTATATGAATTCTTTCAAATCTGTTTTAATTAAAATTGAAATTAATATTAATTATTTAGTACTATACATAATTAATAAGATGGCAGCAACTCAAAACGAAGAACTCTCGCAAAAGTACCAGCAAAAGACGGACAAGGAGCATATCCTGGCCAATCCCGACACGTATATTGGTTCTGTCGAGGAGGTGGATACAGATATGTGGATATTGAATGAAGAAACCCAAAAAATTGTTCTAAAAAATATCAGGTATGTTCCAGGTCTATACAAGCTGTTTGATGAAGGCATCGTGAATTGTCGCGACCACGTAGTCCGTATGCTTCAGGCCGTTGCAAATAAGCAAGCCAACGCAATTCCTGTCTCGTATATTGACATTGATATTCAAGAGGACGGCACGATTGTAATGATTAATGACGGAAATGGAATCGACGTCGCGATGCATCCAGAATACAATATTTGGATTCCTGAATTAATCTTTGGACACTTGCGTACCAGTACAAATTATGACAAATCCGAGAAAAAGATCGTTGGTGGTAAGAACGGCTTTGGATTCAAGCTAGTTCTCATTTGGTCGACCTGTGGCACAATTGAAACTATCGACCATGTGCGCGGACTAAAATACGTGCAATCTTTCTCAAACAATCTGGACGTCATCGGCAAGCCAAGTATTACCAAATGCAAAAATAAACCTTATACAAAAATTACCTTCAAGCCTGATTATCAAAGATTGGGTATTGCGGGTCTATCGCTAGATATGATTGGGCTTTTGAAAAAGCGAGTGCACGACATTGCGGCGGTCACTGATAAAGCGCTCAAGGTGAAGTACAATGGGACGGCTGTTCCCGTGAAGAACTTCCCGCAATATGTCGACATGTATCTTGGACCTAAAGAGGATAATCCGCGTGCGTATGAACTTGCAGACAACGGACGCTGGGAATATTCTGTTGGGCTAAGCGCCGAGCACGAGTTCCAACAAGTTTCGTTTGTCAACGGCATCAACACCAGCAAAGGTGGCAAGCACGTGGAATATATCTTGAATCAGATTACTAGAAAATTGTCCGCATTTATTGAAAAGAAAAAGAAAATCGTCGTGAATGCAAACACCATCAAGGAGCAACTCATTCTGTTCTTGCGTTGTGATATTGAGAATCCAGCATTTGACAGCCAGACCAAGGATTTCATGAATACGCCAAGCGCAAAGTTTGGCTCATCTTGTGTAGTCAGCGACAAGTTCATTGAAAAGCTGGCGAAGATGGGTGTTATGGATGCTGCGTGTGCGCTGACTGAAGTGAAGGAAAACAAAGCAGCCAAGAAAACGGACGGCGTAAAAAGCAAGCACATTCGCGGTATTCCAAAGCTGATTGATGCAAATTGGGCGGGGACAGACAAGTCAAGACAATGCGTAATCATCTTTTGTGAGGGTGATTCAGCGAAGGCTGGTATCGTTTCGGGGCTGTCCTCTGAAGATCGCAATATCTTTGGTGTGTATCCGATGAAGGGCAAGATTATGAATGTGCGTGGCGAGACCACCAAAAAGATTACGGATAATAAAGAGATTACTGAAATCAAAAAGATTTTGGGTTTGGAATCTGGCAAGAATTACAAAGACATTGAGGACGTTTACAAGTCGTTGCGTTATGGAAAAGTCTTGTTTATGACAGATCAGGATTTGGACGGCAGTCATATCAAGGGACTGGGTATCAACTTGTTTCAGTCCGTATGGCCGAGCCTAGCGACGATTCCTGGATTCATCGGTTTCATGAATACACCGATTTTAAAAGCGCGCAAGGGCAACAAAGAATTGGTGTTTTATAATAACGGCGAATATGAGGCGTGGCTAGAAGCCTCGAACAACCAGGACATGAGCTGGAATATCAAATATTACAAGGGTCTAGGTACAAGCACAGGAAAGGAGTTTCGCGAGTATTTTGAGAAGAAGAAGATCGTTGGGTTCCAACACACTGGAGCAGAAAGCGACGATGCAATTGACATGGTCTTCAACAAAAAGCGCGCAGACGACCGAAAAGATTGGTTGGGTGAGTATGACCGCGGAAGTTATTTGGATACTGCTGAAGAAAATGTAAGCTATACGGACTTTATCAACAAGGAACTAATCCACTTTTCCAAATATGATTGCGACAGAAGTATTCCCAATCTTATGGATGGCTTGAAGATTAGTTTGCGTAAAATTCTGTATTCGGCGTTTAAGAAAAATCTGCATACGGAAATCAAGGTCGCGCAGTTTACTGGCTATGTCTCGGAGCATTCGGGATATCATCATGGTGAGGCGTCTTTGAACGCAGCGATCGTCGGTATGGCGCAAAACTTTGTGGGTTCAAACAATATTAATCTGCTGATTCCTAGCGGACAATTCGGTACAAGATTGCAAGGTGGAAAGGATAGTGCATCTGAAAGATACATCTTCACATTCTTGAATAATATTACGAGATCCATCTTCCCAGCGGTTGATGACAACATCTTGAAGTATTTGGATGATGACGGACAGATCGTAGAGCCGTTGTTCTATGCGCCGATTATTCCGATGGTGTTGGTGAATGGAACGAAGGGCATCGGTACAGGTTTCAGTACAGATATCATGTGTTATAATCCGATCAATATTATTGATTATTTAAAAGCCAAGTTGTTAAACAATCTGGAGGCGACTTCTTGTGCGGACTTTATCCCATACTATGAGGGATTTCAAGGAACGATTACAAGAATTTCAGAGTCTTCTGCTGGCAATAGCAAGTATCTAATCAAGGGAAAATATGAAACGATTGGCGTAGATAAGATTCGCGTGACGGAATTGCCAGTTGGTTTGTGGACCGATGATTTCAAAGCGCACTTGGAGTCCTTGACTGAGACATCCGATGCTAGTGGCAAAAAGATAACGCCGATCATAAAGGATTTTGATGACATGTGTAAAGATACGAGCGTAGACTTTACCATTCAATTGAATAAAGGTGTGCTTGCAGAATTGTCATCAGACGCGACCGACCATGGATGCAATGCTTTGGAAAAGACGTTGAAGTTATACACAACAAGTTCAAGTAGTAATATGCATTTGTTTGATGCGAATGACAAGTTGAAGAAGTATGCGAATGTTGCAGATATTATCGATGACTACTACACGACAAGACTTGAGTTGTACGGAACACGCAAGACCTATTTGATGAAGGCGATTTCACAAGACGTTTCGTTATTGTCAAACAAGGCCAAGTATATTCAAGAAGTTATCCATGATACTATTGACTTGCGCAAGAAGACGAAGGATCAAGTGCATGAAATGCTATTAAAGAAAGGATACGACCAACTTGGTAAAGACGCGGATTTCAAATATTTGACAAAGATGGCGATGGATAGCGTGACAGAGGAGAATGTCTCCAGGTTGTTGAAGGAGCACGGGGACAAGGTTGCAGAATTGGAAAGGATTCAGTTAACCACAATACAAACAATGTGGCTGACTGAACTGGAGACGTTGCGTTCAGAATATATTCAATATACTGAAGAGCGCCAAAGACTGATGTCAGGCGTCGCAAAGGAAAAGGTTAAGAAGACTGCGGGCGTGAAAGGCAAAGCGAAGGTAACCAAGACGTTGCTTGTATCTGACGACTAGATTTAGATTAAAACCAAGGCTTCAATACCAATTCTTTGTCGTCGTCTTTTGCAAGAATAGGATGAGCGATGGGGACGTACATGTTGCTGGCGTCGCTGAGGTATTTCATATAACCTTTTGCTTCGCTATAAACTTGTTGTATGCAAAAATTCAATACCATTTGATTTAATGCTTCAATTTGACCCGAAACATTGCCTGGAAGATTGGCTGAATATTGTAAATAAATAGAGCGCATGACGATTTTTAAACTATCGCAATCTTGGGGTGCAACCACATATTGGTTATTTGACTGCTTATATACACCGGCACGAATGCCATTTTGAATTATTTGTATATTTTCTTTAGAGAAATATGCATTTGATAAAGTACTATCATCCCACTGACCTTCAAGCGGGTTTCTATAGGTAGTACATTGATGGGCGGGAATTTTATCATACATATTAAAGAGAGACCTTGTATCAGGACTCTGTATATCTATTCTACCATTACTAACCTTGTTCATTATATAATATAAAACAAAAAAATATATTCTTTTTAATTTATATATATGGCATCCGTTCAATCAATCATATTAACATTGGCGATAGTTATTCTTTTAATTATCTTAATAGTAATTGGTATAAATATTAGCATCTCTCAAAACAAACAAACCTGGCCTCCCGTCACAGGTGATTGCCCTGACTATTGGTTAGACCGAGGAAAAGGAGGGTCGCAGTGCGTTGTAAATGCAAAAAAGGACAATCTTGGTTTAGCAAGATCTCCAATGGATTTTAGTTTACCGATTTATAGCGGTAGTAATGGTCCCTGTGTAAAATACACTTGGGCGAATAAGAATAGAGTCAGTTGGGATGGGATTACATATGGAGTTCCCAACCCATGTATATCTAAGTAATACACGTAGTTTTCTATTTTGATAATAATGCTAAATAAATACCTAACTCTAAAGGTTAAAGGTTCAAGGACATAAATTTAACATTATTAACACAAAAAACATAAAAAGAATGTTGAACATATATCATGGACGACCTAAACCTCAATAACATATTAAATCGCGAAGATGAATCAAAGAATGTAAAGCAACTTCTCTCTACATTTGAAGCAAATAAACATGACCCTCTTGTCAAAAAAGGTATATACGTATATGGCAGCCCTGGATGTGGAAAGACAACCTTTGTTATGAAAATTTTAAAAGATATGGATTATGATGTTATCAAATATGACGCAGGAGATATACGAAATAAATTGGTTATTGATACGATTACCAAACATAACATGTCTGATAAAAATATCATGAGCATGTTTCATAAAAAAATCAAAAAGATTGCCATCGTTATGGATGAGATTGATGGAATGAATAATGGAGACAAGGGGGGAATTAATACTTTAATTAAATTGATACGACCCAAAAAGACCAAGAAACAAAAACAAGAAGAAATGACTATGGTTCCCATTATTTGTATCAGTAATTATCACATGGATAAAAAAATCAAGGAGCTAATGAAGGTGTGTAATTCAGTGGAGTTAAAGGTTCCCACTGCACCGCAAATTAATACTATAGTGAATCATATTATGCCGGATATAGACAATAAAATTATTCCTCATATCAATGAATTCGTTCAAAACGACTTGCGTAAATTAAATACCATTTTCAATATTTATAAAAATAAGCAGGACGTATTGACGAGCGAGATTATTCAAAATATTTTTCAAATGAAATCGTACAACGACGATACGAAACAAATAACCAAAAATTTGATTAATAAACACCATTCTATTCAAGAGCACAGCACGTTGATGAATGAGACTGACCGCACAATAGTAGGACTTTTATGGCATGAGAACATTGCAGACGCTTTTACAAAATTAAAACCAAACGCATATATTCCGCTATACTTGAACCTTTTGAAAAATATATGTTTTGCCGATTATATTGATCGTATTACTTTTCAAAAACAAATTTGGCAGTTTAATGAGATGAGTTCTATTATTAAAACTTTCCATAGTAATAAAATTTACCATGAATCATTGCTGAATTCAACTTGTACAAAGAAGAAACCGAAATATAGTCCCGGTGAAGTGCGATTCACAAAAGTATTAACAAAGTATTCAACGGAATATAACAATTCAACTTTTATTCAAATATTATGCCATCAACTTGCAATGGATAAAAAGGACTTGTTTTCTTTTTTCTTAGAATTGAGAAATAAACAAGACGATAATAATACTGAAATTATGGAAATATTTGATAATTGCGACATTACAAAGTTGGATATTAACCGAATTTATAGATATATAGATAAATATATCAAAGAAGATGCGGTTGGTATCGAGTATACGGAAATTGAAAGTATAGACGATAACATCATTTGATTTTTAAGGTGATTTTTATGTGATTTTATTTAGATTGCAATTTGCATATACTTCGTCAAACTTTTTCTTTTGTTCAATCTGTTTTTGAATGAGGTCGGACATCTTTTTAGTAAGATATTCCGCCTTATCTTTCAACGTAAGATTTTCTGCAGTTAGTTGCGCGATTCTTGACTCATATTGCATTTTAATCTGTTGTATTTTTTGTTGCATTTGCTCTTGCATCTGTTGCTGCATTTGTTGTTGCATTTGTTGCAGTTGTATTTCCATCTGTTGTCTATTTTTGGTAAGCGTATCTATTTGTTTTGCAACATCCGGTTTATTCTCTGGACGTCCCGGCTCATAGGAGTCTAATAGTTTGTCAATATCATTCATAAAAAAACGTAATATCGTATCGTCTTTAATAAAATCAGTTACCTTTTTATTAGATTCTTTAACAAAATCGCTTGGTTTATCCAATAACACTTTTTTATCAAACGAGTTGTGTACGTGCGAAAACACTAAAATAGTTTTCATTGGATCAAGTTGAACGAATGGAATAGTGTAGTTTTTCAAAAATTGCTTTTCTTCGCCAACTGCAGCATCATCGTCATATTTAGTTTGATTCAATAATTCGCGACGAAATGCAAAAGTTGCTGCCGTCGCGTGGTTTGGTCCATAAGGCCCAAATTGAACCATTTTGTGTATGTGCTTAAAATAAATGTACATTTCGCTGGAACCTGCACACAAGGCATGTGGGTTTTTTTCTAATGTTTCTACTGCATGACTTACACGATTTGGCGGATAATAATCATCATCGTCCATGTAAACGAGTATAGATCCAGTCGCCTTTTCATGCATGAGATTTCGCTTCTCTCCCAAACTCATTTTCTTCTTGTATCCAAAATATTTGACTTGGGGTACCGACGTTACGATGTCTTCAACGGAGTCTGTTCCATCATCTATAATAATCCATTCTAATCGGTCCTTTGGATAATCTTGGTTCTCGAAACATTTAATAATAAATGGAAAAAATGGACGCCTATTAAAGGTGGGAGTGCAAATACTAACAAGAGGTCTCAGCTGTTGTTGTTTTCCTTTTTTTACCATTCAACTATAAATAGTTAAAGCATAACTATTTATATCTTATTTATTGACATTTTATTACGAACGACGTTTCAACGATCTTGTTAAATTCTTTATTTTGCGGAGTAAATCATGTTTCCTCCTAGCGCCACCATTTAATCCAGGTTTTTGTTGTTCCGGCGCAACATCAGAAGCGGCAGGTTGTAAAGGCGAGGGTTGTTGCTGATTCAATGCGGTCGCGATTTCAACATTTGTAGGCTCGGATTCCTGTTTAGGTTGGGGCTCAGGCCTGGGTTCCTCTTTAGGTTGGGGTTGCGACTCGGGTTCAGGTTGAGGTTGGGGCTCGGGTTCAGGTTCCGGTTGAGGCTGTGGTTCGCCTCCCGCCGGACAAGGCTTATCTGGTCCAAACAATGAGTTGTATACTTTTAACCAAAGGCTATAAATCGTCTTTGGAAGCCATAGCCAAACACCAATCCAAAAGGAAATTATCTGACTGATAAAACCATTTTTCTTGTCTTCTTTCTTTTTGTCGGCGTCTTCTTCCTCGTCGCGAGCCATTGCATCCAACTCCGCCTTGCTTGGTTTATGTTCGGGACAAACCTTTTCATTTCTCTCATAGGATGCCAAATCAGGAGTTGACATTGGCGGCGGTTCTTTATGTTTTATCAGTCTATACAAAAACCATATGCTCGCCAACCCGACAAATATGGGCGCCTTTACATCAGTAGAATTCGTATAGGTTGCATACGTTGTAAAGATACAGAATAGGAACATGAAGACATCCATCTTGGATTCAATTAATCCGTTAATTGAACTGCGGAATCCATATATAGGATTATCTTTCATATCCTTTTTCTCTCCCGATTCGCTATCTGTCTGAACTATCTTGGCCTTCATAAATAATGGCGATAATAAACACATAAAACTGATTAATGCGGGTATAGGAGAAAGCGACAAAACACTTGCCAAAAAGAATCCTATATACAAATAAATAATAGTTCCGAAAAAGTTATAAAAACTTGATAATGGGTCGCATGGCCTCCAAACTGGTTCCGTTGTGCTTTTATGTTTATATTCTTTGTCATTATTTTTATTTGATTTCAGAAGCCATCCAATGTTTAGCAGACAGAAAATAATGCTTACCACTATGCTTACTGGATAAATGAAAACGGATAAATATTTCAATAAATATGGTCCTATCAATATTATAATTGATTCATTCAAATTGCTATTCATAAAACCAAATAAGCTGTTCGTTATTCCGTAATAAAACACAAATATATTTTGGATAACAACACACAAATATTTTACCATCGGATCTACTTTTGGGTTGTATTCAATAGTTCTTAGCTTATCAATCAAATAATTCTTTCTTGAAAACTCGTTTATTTCAAATGCAATTTTGGTCGCGTATGCCTTGTACCCTTCTTGATCTGCATTATAAACATAACTGACATCTATATTTGCCTCAGGAGTAGTACTTTCATATTTAGGCGATTCTTCATCCTTATCTGCTGGTGTATAAGGCATACAATCTAAATCAGTTGGTAAAATATTCGCCTGGGCTACCTTGCATGCAAAAACAACTCTAGAACCAATCAAAAATATAATTATCAACTTTAACAAGAAATTAAGCACGTCTTTACCCAATCCAGACCAATTAATCTCTTTTTTTTGTGCGGCATCTTTATTTCTGGCTCGGTCAATCGCCGAGTCGCCCGGTTGATTATCTTGATTTGTTTGTGCCATATATTGTTATATTAAATTGATATAAAAATTACCTACACAATACCCAAATCTCAAATAATTATATTAATATTATATAACAACACACTATGCCAAATAATATGACGTCGTTGAAACCGCCTATGTTTATTATGTTTGCCTTAATAAGCATATTATTGTTTATTGGAATAAATAAATGGATGCATTTATTGCTAACAAAGGAGTATGTTGTGGAATGCTTAACTAATCCAGACCAAGCTGTGACGCATACAGTAAATTTACCAATTAACACAACATACAGCTGTAAAAATATGTGCGGGCCTTATGGTAAATGCTCGATTACTGGAGAGAGATGCTTAAGTGATATAGATTGTTTTGGATGTCAACCAACCACAGGCGAATTATCAAAAACCTTTCTTGAAACAAACAGCGTGCAAGGTGAAGATGATGCGGGAAAATATGCTTTTATTGCTCCTAATTATTCAGAATTAACCACGGATGCAGGAACGCGCGCTAAATTAATTGAACCTTCTGATAAATTTACACCACCGCCCGCTTATAATACTGGCGTCGATATGTGGAGAGCGCAATTTGACGAAGGAGAATCCTTATATGATGAAGTTTACAAACCACCAGCTAACCTGGCAAATTTGCCAACATATCCCCCTAGATACAGCTTATCCGGTCAATTTATGGAAGATGGACCATTAGCGTCCAATGCTTATTTACAATAAAGAATGAAATGTTTCTATGATATATCATAATTTCAACATGATATATCATAACCAATTATTATACCAAATTATTACACTAACTTATTACAATTTGTTTTTTAAATACGCGCTAAAAGCATTGAGTATACGTCCATCTCTAGCTACATACACTAAATAATTAAACAAGATGAATAAATTAACAAATATAGACATGTTATACATTAATTGTTTTTCTATTCTATGGATGCGAATATCGTCTATCTTATTATAATTTGATTTTTTATACAATGAAAATAATAGTAGTACTAGCGCCAACGTGAATAAGAAAGCAGATTCATTGTGTAAATTACGATGGTCTTTTATTTCTTTCAAGGTTTGCAATATGTATATATTTACTGCCGCCAAAAATGATATACTTAATATACCATCATTTATATCTTTTACTTTATTGTTCTCTACGTCTAGTGTAGTCACGCCTTCTCTTGTATTTATAAATGTTGCTATATAAATATTTAAGATGGATAAAAATAATAATGACATCCAAAAATTATTTTGACCGGAAGAGTGGTATAAAAGTAGCGATGCTAATATAGTTCCTACACTAACCATTACAATAAATGGCATCTCCATAAACTCATAATATTTATTTGAATATTGTATTTCTACGTCTATTAAGCTATATTCAAGTAATATAACACCTTCAAAAACACGTTCACTATCTAATTCTTTTTTCCAAACACCAGTAATAACATTCGTTTTTACCGCACGATAGGTATTAGAGTCCATCGTATAATGCGCATATATGTTGTTGTTATCTTCATATCGTGGACCTTTATAAATAGTTTCAAGAAAATCAGCATTTGGTTGAAATAAGCTAAATAAAAAAGCATAATTTGTTTGTCTGATTAAATCTGCATTTGATAATCCTAAATGTTCTACATTTCTATTTGCTCTTAATGTATAATGACTATTACTTAAATAATTTTCTAGGGAATTTACAGCTCTTTCAAAGATAGAAATGTCATATTCATAACCTCCATGTTTTACTATTGCATGTTTATTGTTATAATTGATCCAGTCGTCATAACTCATATGTTCTAACATCTTCATTCTAGATATGACTTCTTTTGTAAATGCATTCGCCAATTCGGGCTTATGAGCTAAATTATAATTCATTTGGTCGACATTTTTTCCTTTTACTAAGGACTTCCAATCTAATATATAATTTTTCACAACATACATTTGAAGAATAACATAACATACATATGCTCCAATTAAAATATTTTGGTGATTCATTCTTCGTTATTATATTATTAAAAGATAATAATACAATATAATATTTTTACAATCCGATGAATTTTGACTAAAATATGTTGCTTATGTCGCATACATCAATCCGCAATTACCACCCACAAAGATAATCATGTTTATTCGTTCTTCAAAAAAATGCAAGTCAAAATTGTAGTCGTAGATTCGCCACGTTGGTTTGTTGATGCCGATAATCTCACCCGAGTTAGGATCGCATATAGTAAGGACTTGTGCCAGCGGGTCCAAAACTGGAATCGTCGTGTTAAACTCCAGTTCAATCGTATTAAATCGGTTCATATTCGTTGCGCCTGCGGGCTGATTATCATTATATAACGCACCTGAATTCATGCTATAATTGTAGCAATATAATCCAGGTGGAGCATATCCAGGTGTACGGGTAAACTTTTCAATATAATTATACACACCGGCTGGTTGCATGTTCTCTCTGTACTCACCATCAAACAAAATACCCATTTGCTGTAAAATTGCAGGTGTATTTTGACTATTATAATCACCCGTTAACATCAACCCTGTTTGGAATCCATCGGGATTTACACCTGGACCAATTGGCACAAGAATGGGGTTTCCACTAGGGTCTAATTCAGTTACATTATATGTTCCGTCTGTCGGGGCTAAAGTTAAATCAGACGGCAAATAGTTGTACGGCCAATTTGTATAATTACTCCATTGATTACGCAAATTTGCATCGCTTCGTTGGAAATAAAACAAGTAATCTGAGACTAATCCAAGCGAATCAAGCTGAACCTTGTTGGGACCAGTCACATTATAGAAAATAGACTCCTGCACTTGCTTAAATATATACTTTTGTTCATTCATCGCAAATAATCTAGATTCGTCATTAGAGAGAAAACAATACGTGCAATTCAAGTGTATATCCGCATTCCACACAGCACGTTTATCAACGTATGCCGCCGCCGCTAATGTAACATCAGGTGGGGGTTGGACGAACCGATACATTTGCATATGTTCTAAATTGAAATTCGGCGCGACATACGGATAATTGTAAAATGGATCGAACACGTCGCGAATAGTAAACAACTGATTTATCGGGCGAAAAGTTATATGAATATGCAATTCGTTGTATTGCAAGGCAATGAGTGGAAATGCTCGCTGGCTTTTACTGCAAAACCATGCATTCAGCGGAATATAAATGGTGCGCCCACGAATAGATGGTTCGGGTCCAGCATTTGAATCGGTATAAAACGCGTTTGGATACGAATTTACACGTGAACCACTATTGCCTGGGTTTGTCATAGATTCATCTGAACCACTCATGGCATTGAATAATAAACGCTTTGTTCCGTTTAAATCACGCTCAATTTGTGCCAACAAATAGTCCCCTGAAAATTCTTGTAGTTTTTGATTTCCGCACGTAATAGAGACACTGCTTATCATTTTTGCACCTAGATTATCTATCCATTTGAATTCATAGGGCGCCCATTTATTTCCAGTCTCAGGTGTCGGGGGATAAATTGGCGACCAGATATTAGGCATATCTACTGAGATGTAAGTATCCATCAATAAATCGGCATATCTAGGTATCTTGAATGTAAACGTTGATTCATCTGTTAATTGCAATGTTCGTGCACCTTCATAATCTACACGAAATTTTTGCATTCCGAAATTGGTTATTTTAGAATATGTACTCTTGAAGAAAGTTTTTGATGGATTTCCATACAATAAAATGGATTGTTGTCCTTCACTAATAAGTGATAATAATCCTCCGGCCATGTCGTTATTAATATATAATAATATTATTTAACTCTTTTATTTTTGATAATATAATATATATTATTTATAACAGATATGGACGACTCGATATTTTATACTATTGTAGTTGCATTAATTACTATTGGAGTAGTTATTGCAATTTGGGGATGGGATTATGTAAACAATTTAGAAGCAAGCGGATGCAAATCGTTTAATACTATGTACGCATCACTCAATGGCAAAATTAGTTCCATTACAACGAACCAAAGTAAAATCAAGGATACTCCTAATAATTATACCTACACCTTTAAAGATTATTACATTAAAACAGCCTATAATGCTTGTAGTGTTGGATACTATGAGAACGACGCTGTTTCTACATGTGTATTGAAAGACCTTCTTAAACAAGGGGTTCGCGGATTTGATTTTGAAATATATTCCATCAACAATGAACCCGTTGTCGCGACTTCTCTCGGAAACAACTTTTATGTAAAGGATACCTTCAACTATGTCAAATTTGCTGAAGTGTTGTCGGTATTTAAAAATTTTGCATATTCTACTAGCACGGCACCTAATTCAAATGATCCTATCATTTTGCATTTACGAATCATGAGTAATAATCAAAAGATGTATACGCGAATAGCTCGTCTATTTGAAGGCATGAATGATTATTTATTGGGCAAGAAATATAGTTTTGAAAATTCCGGTAAAAATTTAGGAAATGTGCCATTATTAGACCTAGCAGGCAAAATAGTTGTCATCGTGGATAAATCAAATAGCGCATTTATGGAAAACAAAGATTTTAAGGAATATGTTAACATGACAAGTAATTCCGTTTTTATGCGAACACTCAAGTTTACAAATGGTGTCAAATATACGCCCGATATTGATGAAATGAAAACATATAACAAACAAAATATGTCAATAGTTTTACCCGATGATGGTGCCAATCCTGAGAATCCTGGAAGTTTATTGTCTAGAGCATTAGGCTGTCAAATGGTCGCCATGCGATATCAAAGACAAGATAGCAATCTTGCCGAAGATACGGCCTTCTTTGATACAACAGGACACGCATTTTCATTGAAACCGGTTGAATTGAGATATATACAAGTGACTATTCCCGATCCCCCGCCACCAAATCCAAAGTTGTCTTATGCGGCGCGTCCATTGGCCGATTCCAGTGGATTATACAGCTTCAAAATATAAAATCGCATAAAAAAGGCACTATCTAGCCCCGTCTTTTTATTTTGTGTTTGTTTTTTATTTGGTTTAGTTTTTCATTTCATATTTAGTTAGCCCCAACAACAAGTCGACCGGATCAAATTTGAGTAATATTTCTTTTTCTGATTTAGAAAGTCTGTTTGGTCCGCGACTCTCCAAGATTTCGCCCTCGTATTCTACGTGTAAATTCTCGCGCAACTCTGGCATATCCATGAAGATTTGACGATAAAAGGAGAGAAGCATGTCATACTTGTCTAGCTGGTCTTCGGGAACCTCAAATGTGTTGTTTTTAAAATATTCATTTTGCTTGAGCTTTGCAAGCAATATGTATAGCGTCCAAGATTGACAAAATACATCTCCTACGTCAACCTGAGCTGGAGTTGTAAGAGAGACAAATTCGGTCTTGTACCCTTTTCTCTGAAAGCAGGGAATGATAACATCCAATGAAATCTCTGCCGCGTAAATACCCCGGTACTCTTCATTGTTTGGATTGTATGCTGGGTCAATGACGCTCAACTTTTTTTTAGTATTGTCGATGATATAACTTTGAAAATGTGTTTCATTGTCGCATTTTGTTCGCTGGATGTTTGATGCGGTGAATACAACCACGTCTGTTTTTCTACTCATTTTATTGCAATATTTTCTTATTTCATTTGCTTTTTCTTCGCGTTTTTTTGCTGACTCCACAAATGCATCAAATGTGCGGATACATTTTTTGGACGGATTGCTTATCGTAGGACAATAATACAAAATGATGTATCTGCGGATGCTTTCATCCCCCAGCACAATTTTGAGGGCATGTAGCATCCAACTTACTGCTTTATCTTGATCTTGATGCGTTGCCATATTGGTGTATTTTGGTTGTATATATTGATAGTACATAAAAACGTTTCAATTTTTATTTTAGTAGAAAAGACGGCAATATATTTTATATACATAATATAATATACATTATGAAACCCAAACAAATATGCAATAATAAAATGACGTTTGAAGAATGCGAATTGGCGATTCTCCGCATGTCGGTTGATTTAGCACAAGAAAAGATCGCGAAACGAGTTGTCTCGTCGCCCAGTATACAAGCTATGACCGCCATCGTTGCGGATTTTATCAAGCGAAAGGGGTTGATTCCCTATGGCGGCATTGCGATTAACAATATTTTACCCAAGGACGAACAATTTTATGACGAGGAGACCGAAATTCCTGATTATGACTTTTTCTCTCCTAATGCAATGGACGATGCAAAAGAATTAGCTGATATTTATCACAAAAAGGGGTTTGAACAAGTGGAAGCC